GTATTGTGTCTAATATAGTCTACTAAACGTGTAGCGTAGTATTCAGCAGTATTCTGTATAATATTACGCATATACTTTATGTCTTCTAAACTTGCTGGTGTACTTGTTTCGCTAATCTTACGTACTATGTCTTTATTCATAATTTTGTAAGACAGAAACGGTACACATTCGTATAAGCTATAGTGTATTAATACTGGTTGTATATACTGGTCTACTAGCGTTTCGTAGTCTTCATTACCACCGTCGTCTATAGTTGCAGCAGTTATAAGCGTTTGTATTTTGTCATACAGTTTAGTACCTAACAACTGGTGTACGTGTATGTCTTGTGCTACCTTAATGTATGGTAACAATAGTTCTACGTCTACATTACCGTTAATAGTAGTAGACTTTTTTATAGTGTCTTCGCTTATAAATAATACAGCCATATTATAAAGTAATCAGATTAGTTAAATAACTATCTAGTGCGTTAATATTTTCTTTAACTTGGTTTTGTGCTTTTTGTACTTTTTTTAATTCAGTATCTAAACCTATTTGTTTTATAAGTTTTTCAGCTTTATCTAATTCTTTTAAAAGTGTTTTATTATCTTGTATTGACTTTTTAACTTCTTTTTGTGCTTTAGATACTAATTTTGTAGCTTCTACAAAACCTTTGTTAGCGTTACCTATAGAACCTTTTAAATCGTCGTATATTGTAGCAAATTCTACCTTTTGCGTGTCTAGTTCTATACCGTTAAATAGTTTACCTAGTGCTATGTTTAATTCTTTTTCGTTCATATCTTTAATATCCTTTTTTATTTACAAAACCGTTTTTGTCCATTCGCTTCGGTGCTACTGGTACTTCTTGGTCGTTTACTTCTGGTTTAAAACCTTGACTACGTGCCTTTGTAGTGCTTATTACTTTGTCTGCACTACTAGGTTTAGCACCAGCTTGTATATAGATACGTCTGTACCACCTATGGTGACAATTACCACCACCTTTAAAGTGCCATATACTATAGTTGTCTGCACCTTTTAGACCCCAGCCCTTATTTACACCCATACTACCCATACGTATAATGTCTTCTTTACGGTACACTTTATTTGCAGACATCATTTTACTACAAAATTCACGTTGTTGCCCACTACTTCTAGTTAGGTTTTTGTCTTCTGTATACACATAACGTACTCTAAATTTAGTTTTATGTGTCTGTGTACTTTCACCGTCTTGTTTAGACTTTGCGTTAGGGTACGCACGACCAGTAGTAGCTAATTCTAATTTTTCTAAATTATATTCAAAGTCAAAGTCTTCGTGTTCTTCTTCTGCGTCGTCTTCGTCTACTAATTGCCAGTCTTCTAAATTATCGTCTTCGCCATATTCAGCTATAAACTTATCTAATTCAGTTTGTTTACTAAAATTTTGTTCTTCTGCTACAGTTTCTTCTTCTTCTTGTAAAGCTTCAAAACCTAATTCTTCACGTATTTCGTCTTGCGTTAGCACTTCTTTTAGTGTATCAGCGTCAAACATAGAATTTAAGGGCTGCACGTCTTTTATGCTAAACGAAGCAGTTATACCATTTATACTTAAAAGTTTCTTAAACGTCTTTAAAATAACGTTCTGGAACGGTTTTACTACGCTATTCATATATAATTCATACGCTTGCGTTAATTCACTACGACCACCTAAACTACCCTCTACCCTAACACCTAATAACATAGGGCTAGTAACACGGTGACCTATCATTATATTTTGTATAGTCAATTCGTTAAGTACAGTATACTGTTTGTCTGCGTCAGATACTTGTATAGGTATTATTTCTGGTTTGCTATTAGCGTCGTCGCTAAACGTCAATACAAACTTACCAGCGTTATTAGCACCAGTAAATTTTTTAGTTATTTGTCGTTCTATTTGTACCCTTTCTTCACGTGTTGGTACACCGTTAGCAAAGTTAATAAAGTAAGAACCACTAAAACCGTTTGTAATATTGTTTAAATGATAATCACTTGTTAAATTATCTATTTGCACCCAGTTAGTAGAAGCTACGTAGTCTGGTGTGTGGTATATTTCCATAGCTGGTGAATATAAACCAGTATATAGTAATTGACTACCCTCGCTACGATCTTGCATATTAAACGCTGCTACTTTTTTCGGTGCGTATTCTTTTTTACGATACTGCGACCAGTCAGCAGACATATAGTAACAATGTATTTTACCGTCTTCGTCTGGTGTACCTACTCTAATTTGTTCTACTGGTACGTGGTGTATTTCTGCTATTTTAGTTTTGTCTTTAGACCATATTACATTAAGTGCGTAAGCACCTTGTAGTTTTAAGTCAAAAGCTAACTTTACAAATAATTCGTGTGCGTTTTCTGTAGGGTTTACTGCTGCTAAAAACTTTTTAATAGCTACATACTGTTGTAGGTCTTTATTGTCTTCTACTATAAAGTCTTCTCCAGCTATCATAGCACTTGTAGCGTTTACAATAGCACTATGTGTAGCAGAATTATTATATAAGTCTATTAAGTATTTAGGGTATAAGTTTCTATAGTCACCGTCACCGTAACCTACCCATTCAGCACCACCTAATTCTATTGTTTTAGGTTGTACTTCGTTAGTTAGATTAATGTTTATTAGTCTGTCTTTCATTATATACCGTTTCTACTTGTTATGTCTGCTTCTGCGTTAGTTAAGTCGCTACCAGTTAGTTCTACATTAAATATAGCTACTTCGTTTATATTACCACTATACTGCGTGTTAGATATATCACCACTACCTATTTGTGTTACGTCAAATAAATTAGTTATAGTTGTAGCTACACTACCTACTGCACTACCGTTAATTCTAGTTGTAAATAAACCACTACTAGCGTTACGTGTGCAAGTTAGTAAAAATTGTGCAGTTGGGAACGCAGACGACATAGGGTTAATTTCAGAAGCTACACCGTTTGCTTTTATTCCTATACGTTCGTCGTCTGCAGCCCTATACATTTTAATAACGTCGTTACCAGCCCTACCTAATGGTGCGTCGTTAGATAGTGTACCAGCTTCGTCTGGGTTTAAAGCCATTATAATAGTAAAAGCACCTAAATTAATTTGTGTTGTTAGTGTCATAGTATCGTCAGAACCGTCAAAAACTACCCTACCAGCGTTATATAATGGTTTGTTACCGTCACGTGATTGTACTGCGTGATTGTTATTACTTGTTTGGTCTTGCCACTGTGAAACACCGTTACTGTCAAATGTTATGTCTGTATCGTTTTTTAACCATACTTGTAAACCAGTAATGTCTAGTAAATTAATACCAGCACTTACTTTAGTTTGTAATTTTAAAGCGTTAGCTAAAAACATATATTAGTTGTTATATCCAATAGCTAAACCACTTGCTAAATCTATTGCAGTAAAAGGTGCAAATATTACTGTACCAGCTGGTATAGTCTTACCGTCTAAATTACTGTCGTTTGTAGCACCAGTAATAGTACAGTTAGTAATTACACTTTCGTTTACAAAATGTACTGCGTAAAAGTCTTTAGACGTTTGTGCAGCAGTTGTAAATACTTCTACTGTTCCTTTTTTACCTAGTTGTTCGTTTAGTAAGTCTACTGTGTTTTTATAAGTCATTTTAATTTATGTTTGGTAAATTATTTAATATTTTAATAAATTTGTCAGACCAAAAATAAAAGTCGTCTGCACTTTGTAAAGCTTTATTATATTTACTATTATCTATTTTTAAAGCAGAAAAATCTACACCTAACTCTTTAGCTTGTTTTTTTGCTTTATTTATTTCTTCTTCTACACTATTTTGACTAGCACGTAATTCTTTAGCTATACCAGACATTTTATTTTTAAATTTTTTTGCTTTATTTATTTCGTCTTGAATAATACCAATAGGTTTATATGCTTCGTCTTCTAATTTAGAAGCTTCTATTGTTAATTTTGCAAATTTATCTAAAAATTTATTTACATCGTCAATTACTCCTAATTCTACTTTTTGTGCTTTTAGCGTAATTCTATCTAATTCTTTAGCTGCTTTTTTATTATAGTTTATATCCATTTTAAATATTTAAATATACTGTGTTACTATTAGTTGTGTTCTTATTGTCTGTAGGTGTATATTGTGTATAACTAACTTCTGTAATGTCGTTGTTATTTATAAACGCTTTACCTTTTTCTATTGCTAAAGTATCGTTTAAAGAAGCGTCACCGTCGTTACCAAAAGCGTTACTAGTTACTTCATATATAGTATATGTATAAAAACCGTCGTGACTTGGTAAAGTGTTTAGAGGTGATCCTACTGCGTCGTTAAAAGCAAAATTAGAATATCTAGCGTAATGTGTCATAGAACCATACGTAAAATATTCTTGTTTAGTCATATCATTTACAAGCTTCATATAATAGTAAACTGTAGTACTACTATTGTTTACACGTTTTTCGTGTAATGTTACTGGTATGTTGTTTACTTGACCCTTAATTATATGTAGCATATTATAATATATAAATAATCTTAATTTATTTAAGTTTAAACCAAAAAAAAAGGGCTAAAAGCCCTCTTTTATTAAGTTTTATATATATTATTCTGTTACTGTTACAGTAAAGTCGCTATTGTCAAAAGGTACGCTAGTATAAGCATTAACAAATAATTTAGGGTTACTTTCCATTCCTACAAATGTTAAGTCGTAACCGTTCATATCACCAAAAGCTACACCACTATTAGCAGTAGCAGTTGTTAATTCCATACCGTTTTCCGAACCTAAACACCATATTTGTCTTTTACCGTTTGCGTCTACTGCGTTAGTTTCAACAAAGATTAAAAGTCTATTTTGTGCTAATAGTTTAATTTCGTTTCTATCAGCTATAGTTAATTTATGTAGTTTAATGTTTACAGACGGTTCGTAAAATACAGTACCGTTGTCAGCACTTGCAGTAATAGTTTCTGTCATACTACCAGTACCACGTACTAAGTTATATTTGTATAATGGTGCTGGTGCTAGATCTAAATCAGTTATAGCACCGTTACTACTAGTAATTGTAGCGTCAGCTAATTGACAAAAATAAACTGCACGAATACCACCGATAATATCTTTACAGTCTAAAGTTCTTCCAGTTGTTAATTCACAAGCCATATTTATTTTTTTTTTAAATGTATGTAGCAAGGGCATTACACCCTCACTACTATACTATATTATTAATTAGTCTAATCTTACAATATCACCACCTTGTGCGTGTTGTACACCAGCAGTATATTTTGCTACTACTCTAACGTTGTCAGAACCGTCTAAATCGGCCATATCTAACATTCTAATTTCTGTGTGGTCAGATAGTAAGTCAGTACCGAAGAATAAGTTAGAAGCTTGTGCAGCTACCATTTTGTTCTCAACCATACCGTTACATACTGCAATTTTAACACCCTCAAATTCTGGTGTATATTGACCCATGTGGTTAAAAGGAAACGCAGATAAAGCAGAAATAGCACTAATGTAAAATCTGTAAGACTTTGGTGACATATATAAATATAAGTCTTCTTTAGTGTATACTGCACTAGGTACTGCTGCTATAGCAATTTGCATATTTGCAATAATGTTATCTGCAGTAAA